ATACAAGGCGCGCTTACAAAAAGCGGCACGAATGGAGCGACTGGCTCAAATGGAACTAGCGGAACTTCTGGCGAGCAAGGCTTAGCAGGAGCGACTGGGTCAAATGGAACAAATGGCACGAGTGGAACTTCTGGTATAAATGGCACGAGCGGCACATCAGGAACAAGCGGCGTAAATGGAGGACTTACAATAACTCAAATCACTGGCGTTGTATTGACTGGCGCGTCTTGGTCTCTTGTAAGCGGATTTTATGAATACGACCATGCTGACGCAGCTATAACCTCTACGAGCGTGGTAGAAGTTATACCAGACAATGCGTCTATATCTATCGTAAATGCTGCGGCTATATTGCCTAGAACAGATAGCGCGACGGCATCTGTCAAGCTTTATTCAACAAATCTGCCTTCTGGCAACATTACAACAACTATAAATATACTAAAATAATATGGTAGGAACTTTTAGATTGCCTTCGGGCTCAACAACAGCACCACCGGCAGGGCCAACAGCATCGCCGTGGGTAAGGCCAGCAGACTGGCTAGCAATGCCAACGCCTGGCGCACAAGAGATTATAGGATTATTGGCTATATACGAAGACTCAAACTACATTGCCATTCAATGCTCGGGTGCATATACGGTAGATTGGGGCGACGGAACGACTACCAACTATGTATCAACTTTGGTCGCATCAAAAACATATGACTTTTCTTCTATACCTGCTGGCACAACAACAAGCGAAGGTTTTAGACAAGTCTTGGTAAGGATTACTCCACAAGCAGGCCAAAACTTAACTTCGGTTGCATTTGCCGTTCAACATCCTTCACCATACGCAAAAAATGGATATAGCACAGGTTGGCTAGACTTTGACATACGAGTGCCGTTTGGCACGCTTTTTTTTAACGGACATACAGGTATTGTTAGATATACTAGGCTACAAAGAGTTATTATTAGAGATATGTTGGTAAGCTCATTGTTGGGGAATCTATTTAATAGCATGTCGAACTTACGAGTAGCATATATTGAGCCAACAAAGGCTTGGACCAATACAAACTTAACAGCAATGTTTGGATTTTGTTCTTCGCTAGAAGAAGCACCATTTTTTATTACAACAGCTGGCACCAACTTTAATAGTATGTTTTCTGGATGCACTAGTCTTAAAGTTGTTCCGCAATATGACTTCCAAAATGCTACAAGTTTTGACTCAACCTTCTACTTATGTAGGTCATTGGCAAGCATACCATTATTTAATATAGGCACTGCGTCAAAAATAATGTCAAATATGTTTAACGAATGCACTTCCTTAATAACGATACCGCTGATAAATACCGCACAAGTTACAAATATGGCGAACATGTTTACTTCATGTAGGTCTTTAACAACTATACCATTATTGGACCTAGGCAACTGCACGAACACGAACTCTATGTTTAGCACATGCCAGTCGCTTGCTTCTATACCATTGTTGAATACGAGCAAAGTGGTAAATATGAGTAATATGTTTGTTACCTGTCAAGCACTAGCAACTATACCGCTTTTAGATACTGGCAAGAACCTTACTTTTAACTCTTTTTTAAGCACCTGTAATGCACTTAAAACTATACCTTTAATAAATACAGAGCTAGGCACTGATTTTAACTCTATGTTTACTGGATGCTCCGCATTAGAATCTGTTCCTCTATTAAATACTGGCTCAGCATCTACTTTTAGCGCTATGTTTAATGGTTGCAGCCAGCTAAAATCTATACCAGCATTCAATACGGCAAAATGTAATAGTTTTGCCAATGCATTCAACAACTGCTTAGGATTAAGAAGCTTGCCTGCGCTAAATATGTCGGCAGGAACTTTATTTGCCACTTTTATTGGCGGAAATGTCTCTATCGGAAGAAGCCAAGCTTTTGGCGCTAGATTCGCTCATTCATATACAAATATGGCACTAAGCAGACCAGAGATAGTAAATATATTCACAAATCTTGGCACCGCGTCAGGTTCGCAAGCTATAACGGTCTCGCTAAATCCTGGTCGAGCCGCTTTGACTGCACCAGAGATAGCCATAGCAACTGGAAAAGGCTGGACTGTTGTATAAAATAAAAAAAGAATAAAAAAATAAAATAAAATAATGAATATAAATATAGTAGAAGGATTTTATATACATATAACCGCAGATCACTTTAAGGAGCTTGTATGGCCTGGTGGCAACGGCGAAGGCGCCGATATAAGAACAAAAGAAATATATGTTCCGCTAGAAGGCGACTACTCAATGTGGATTGAAGAAGACGAATGGATCGAGGTTACAGGCCTCGAAGAATAAAAATAATATAAAAAATGAAAACATTCATATCTGGCATATTGCTGTCGATAGCTACTTTTTTAACCCCGATAATGGGTTTTATGGGCCTGATGGGCTTTCTAGTATTTTCCGATACAGTATTTGCTATGTATGTAGCTTATGTAGATAAGAATGGCAAGAAAATGGAAAACCTTACAAGCAACAAGTTCTTTAATATAGCTCCAAAGCTGTTCTTTTATCTTGGATCTATAATAATGGCTTATGGATGCGACTATCTTTTTTTAGCAGGCGGTGCTTTTTTAGGCGTAACCTTGTTTGGAACAAAGATGATTACAGGAGCCTTCATTGCCAATGAGATTAAAAGCATAAACGAGACCTATGTCAAGCGTTTTAATAAAAGCATATATGATACATTAAAAGAGTATTATGATGTCTTAAAACGACTTAAAAAAGATATAGCAGAACTTTTAGACGGAGAAGACAAAAAATAATATATAAACTATGAAAGAAATACCAGCAGAGATTAGCAACTTATTAGACGAAGCGGCTAAAAAATACAGCGAGTCAAAAGCAACAAGCGACGCAGGCGTTGTTTTAAGATTTTTAGCAAGATTCATATCGCCAAGCACGATTGTAAAACTATTCGCTCACAAAATAACAAACAAATAATGATAACGACAGAAAAACTGCTAAACTCGTATGGAACTCCTGGCGAAAACGCCAAGTTTTTAATGACTATCGACCTGCCNTACCCTATGAGACTGGCTTGGGACAAAAATACTACTNTAACAAAGATGACCTGCCATAGATTGGTCGCCGATAACTTTTTAAGAGTATTCAAGCAGTTGCTAAAAGAGTATGGACTTCCAAAGATTCAAGAGCTAGGCATTGATATATTTGGAGGCTGCTACAACTTCCGAAAAATGAGAGGCGGAACAGAGCTATCAAGACATTCTTGGGGAGTTGCCATAGATTTGGATCCAGAGAGAAACCTGCTAAAAGAGACCAGCAAGACTGCGAGATTCGCGAGGCCAGAATATAAAAAGATGATTGATATATTTTACAAAAACGGATTCATATCGCTAGGAGTAGAGAAAAACTACGACTGGATGCATTTNNANATAAAAGAATAANCTAAAAAATGGAAAACTTCAAGTTCATAAACAAGATTACATTAAAAGATGTGCCAGTAGAAGAAATCACTTCTATATTACAAGGCTGGGAGTTTAAGGTTTTGCTCCAACATGAGGATATGACAAGAGATGTTGATATAATGCTAGACAACATGCTACAATACTTTGTAGAAGAAGAGCTATACGAATGGGCTTGCTTCGTAAGAGACGAGATAAAGTCAAGAGAACTTGAACCTAGAAAAAAAGAAAAACCTATCAAATGATAGGTTTTTTTTATTTATTTATTTTTTTATTTATCCATGCCAGAATGATCTAGCAATCTTTTAAGTATTCGCCACTCCTGGTCGTCTAGATTTTCTGGTTGTATATCATCTAGCCAGCATTGCATAAAATAGTCTATAAGTCCTGGCTGAACTTTCTCAAAGCCAAGCAATCTTAAAAAATCTACAAGTTTTCTCATTATTCTTTATTGTTTTTTAGAAGGTCTTCAAGCCTTTTGTCTCTATATAGCATAGTTCTCCATTTTTGATAGCTCATCATTCTTACAGAATGTATAGTCTCTTGATAAGTTGGCATAAGCTCTTTTATCTCGTCAGATGCCGCGCATGCTAGATACTTTTGGAACTTTTTAGAAAGTTTTGCCTTATTGTAGGAATACTTTTTAACAGTAAAGATCCATTCGTCTGTATTATGCTTCTCTATGTTGATTGGCTCAATCGACTCGTCTTTTATTACTTTAAGTTCGTCTTTTATATATCTTGACGAAAACTTCATATACTGGTCGTATAGATCCAGCTCTTCGACATCAAATGTATTCATATCCATTGTTTTTCTGTTTTTTTTTGTTTTGTTTATATTAAGTTTATAGATTCGTTTAAGTATTTATATTCATACCATTCCCACCACCATTGCTCTTTTGTATCTTCGTCTAGATAGTCCATAAAATGTAGCCTTTTCTTATGTATAAAATCAGTTCTTGGTATTTGATACATAGTCGCCAGATCTTTTCTGCCTCCGATGACTTTTTTATATTGTCCGCTCTTAACCATTCTTTTTATGTTGAATACGCTTTCTATATAGAATAAGTTCTCGAAAGGATAATATAAAACATAAAAGTCGGCAGTGGTTGTTGATAGTCCGCTTAATACGCCATTGCTTTCGGTCTCTATGACTACCATTTGATGCCTGTATCGAAAAATCTCATAATAGTTGGTCTTGACCTCGAAAGTTTTTATATCGCCGTCTTTTTCTGCCTTTATGTCCCACTCGCTGCCGTTTGATATATCGACTATGGTCCATCCTTTTGATACTAGGTGATTTGCGACCTGCTTTTCGCCCCATCTGCCAGAGTCTAGTTTGCTTTGCCACCAGTTTTCTAGCTCTTGTCCTTTTAGCTCGGTTCCATTTGATTTGTTTTCCATTTGTTTTTGTTTTTTTTTATATAGTATATATAAAAGACAAAAACTCATTTTTTATCATCAATGTAAAAAACCACCCAAAAAAGAGGGTGGCTAAAAAATATATTTTTATTATTGCAATAAAACCAAATACTACTCATTATATTTTGTGGATCTATTAAAGTTTTGTATATTTGTATAACAAAATAAAACAAATCACTATGAAAACTATCTACGCAGTCCTTGAAGAAAAAACAGCAGAAATGACAGATAACCTTAATAAAGATTATCTTCACAAGGTTTTATATGACGATGATTTGCTAAACAAAGAGCTATTTATCAATCTTATTTTATTAAATGCAAGCTGGGCTGGCGGAGAAGCATTGTGCGTTTTTATCACCGATAAAAAAACAAAGCAATATACGACGGTTACCGTATCTTTGGACGAGGAAGCATGCAATCAAGCATTTGATGCTCTTAATAAATCTTTTTCTATAAAATCAGGAAGAATCTCCTTGGAAGACTAAAAAACAATCCTTATCTTTGATAAACAATAACAACTAAAACATATCACTATGAAAGCTACAAGCAACCACACTATTATGATTATGGAAAATGGATTCAACATCTGGGTATCTTTATTGACATCTGTAAATCCATCTTTAAGAGAATACAGATTCACATATAGCGACGGCGTTGTAAGATACCTTGTTATTGAAGAAGTAAAAAACTCGCCATTTGATTATATCGCGAGCCTTCTAGAAGATCTTACCGAGCACATTGACGAAAACAGAATCTTATTACATAATAATGAGTTTTATGTATATGCCAACTAAAAAAATCCGTATATTTGTATAACANANAACAACTAAAGATNATATCACTATGAAAACTATCTTCACATTGCCTGCGACTGACATGAACGACATTACACACGCAGACGGATCAAAATCCTACCAACTATTCCACGGCGAATATATTGATATAGAGAGACCTATCGTCGTAGAGTTTATTGAGAGCATATTAAACGAGGATCACACTGGCTGGTCTTATATGAAAAAGATTCAAGAGGCTTATGATACCGCATTCATAACAGAAGACGAATATAGAAAAATAATAACAATACTCGACTAAAAAAACGACTTAAACAACTAAAAAACTATATTATGACAAGAAATGACTGGAATGACGAAGAAAGAGCAAAAGTTGTCGGGCACTACATCTGCTACGGCATTGATAAAAGAGAGCAGCTAAGCGAAGTTATAGAGAGGCATTCAACCGACTCTATCAAGCTCGAACTATTGAGGCTACATAACTACATAAACAGCAACAGAATGGAGATTATATCTGCTACAAATGTTTGCGATAGGGCGGCCACTATAAAAAAGTATAAAGCCATATTTGAGAGGATTGGCATATGGCTCATAAAACTTTAAGCGTCTTTTAGAGTATAAAGGCTTTTATGGACCCTTAGGACCAATAGTTACGAGCCGATCTGGCAGACTATTGATGCTTGTTGAAATCGCTACTCAACAGCATCAAAAAAACCCGCTTTAATGGCGGGG